GGACGAACCCCTGCCTTCTTCCGGATAACAGCGCAGATAGCATCCACCTGTGCCACAGGGTCAACACTCGTGTTGGCCGCTGCCCATGAGGTGCTGGAAGTCCGCGTTGAGGTGGTGCCCCACGACGTGGAGCCGAAGAACAGATCAGCTGCCTGCTTCTCTTCGCCGAGTTTGATGATTTCTGTTAAGAATTTTGTCATATCAATATCGAGAGAGAAGACAGAGTCAGCGTTGTTCCTGTCCCTGTCCGTGATGATATCCTTTAAAGCGTGAGAGATGAGCGTATAGGACTCCTGACTGGCTCCTGCTGTCACCTGATTGGCCTCTGCGCCATTTGCCCTGACAGACGACTCAAGCCTTCGCGGCTCATCAAACACCGTGATCAGATCAGACTCTTTTGCGACAGATATTTCGCTTGTGAAAATCTGATTACTGATCAGCTCATTGTTGGTGTATTCAACAGCCACATTTGTCAGCGGGACATTGGTGTGTCTGTTCTTTGAATAAACTGCCATAATCCACTCCTTTCTTTTTTCAGTTCTTATGTCGCCGGTTTTGTGATCTCAACCGGCTGAACCCACACGGTGAATACCTGATTGGCCACCGCCGCTTCCAGCGCCTGACCGACAACGTTGGTCGTGGCAGCTATACCCCCCATGGCACCGGCGTCGACCAGCTTGCCGTTCGCACCGGATTTCACATAGTTGCCACAGGTGATACTTCCACCGGCAACAGCGCGGGTTTTGCCCATCCTGACAACACTGATCACTCCGTTGAGTGGATCACCATCGATAATTCCCACCGCAGCAGCAGATGAGCTGGCCAGTGCGTATTTCCCTTCAGCCTCCACTTTGACAGCAAGGTTCCTGCTGCTGGATGTGATCCCGGTCCCGGCTTTTGCTGTGTCCATCATTATCATTCCTGATACACTCATCTTTTTACCCCTCCTTTCTTTCTGCGATCAACATAGCCTGCTCGTAATTCAGGGTCTCTCCACGATCAGCATACTCACGCTGCAGCGCTCTGATCTTCCGATCAATATCAGCTCCATCAGTATCGCCCTTTGCGTTCATACTCTCCGGCTCATACCCCGCATCACGGGATTGTCCACCGTGTGAGTACTCCTGTGAGTGCGCCGGCAGATCATCGATGACTCCTCGCACAAACTCAAAGGACTCTTTCGACTTTTTTGCCTCGGATAAATATTTCTCCTTCATCGCAGGGGTGATTTTTTCCTCCTTGATAGCCTGATCGAAAAAAGCCTCAACTTCAGATGCAAAACGCTTGACCTCAGCGGCCTGTGTCTCCTCCCTGTACTTCTTGAGCTCAGCATTCTCCTTCTCAAGAGCAGAACTTTTTTGAGAGAATTCCTGCACTCTACTTTTCAGGCCTTCGACTTCTGTGCTGAGCATATCAGCACTCACAGCCTTTTTCTGGAGCTGTGAATACTCCCTCTGTTCGATTGTGATTTCCGGCATCTTTTGTTTCTCCTTTCTCTGGAAATCGATTGTTACGGTTGTGGTATTCCCCTCCTTTCCATGACCGACCATACAGGTTTCTACATCCAGCCCGTAGAGGTCGATAAAATCTGATAGACTCCCCACAGCGGGTGTCTCCCCACCAAGCAGGGCAACTGCTTTCAGTGCATACCGATATTTTTTATCCTGTATAACAGGATCGATATATATCTCAGACGACACACGACCATAAGCACGCCGCCTGATAAGCTCAGCGATTTTTCGTGGCACATTTGAGATGGTAGCCACCAGTCGGTCCTTCACACGCCGCAATGAGGTGATCCAGCCGGCAGAAGGAAGTCCGTCATTACGCAAGAGATCATTGGGTTTATGCCCGATCTTCAAATACGGTTTCAAATGCTCTCTTGTCTCATCGTATGCACGTACAATCTCATCCAGATCATCGTCTGTGTAGCTGTGCCCATTCCATTTTCCGGAGGCGAATATCTCAACATCATTCAGTGTCTCAAGCTTCATGCGCTCTCCTTCAGTCTCAGATATCCCCCGGGTTCCTGCTCCACATCAGGGAGAGGGGAAAACTCCGGCTTCGGTTCTTCCTGAAAGACCGGAATCAATAGAGATCGACACTGATAGTGATAGGGAGGATTGAGCCTGTTCACCTCTTCAGGTTTGATGATTTTCCCGTCCAGCTTCCTGCACACAGGAGATGTGCGATGATCCATTATCGCTGAAACCTGATATCCGGTTATATCCCCCTGTGGTAATGACTGATACTCATGAAGACGGGCACCGGACCATGCACGGGCTACATTGGACCTGACAATATTCATGATCCTTGCCTTTGATGCCTGATCCTGCGTCTTTTCCCTGATAAGCTTTTCTATCTCCACTTGAGTCAGACCACTCCTGATACCCTCCATCAATGCATCCCTGCTCACAGATAAAAGCATTGCAGATTCGCCTGTCACCAGATTCGTATAGCTCGTGTCGATCCACTGTGCCATTTCCTCCGCGGCTTTAGATTGACGCAATAAGATCAGCAGTGACTCATGTCGTGCTTCATCATCATCGATATTAAGAGATGAGATAACATCAGGGGCATCTACAGGGCCGGTGGAAAATGAAGCTTCGAAGTCTTTCTGCCTGCTCTCTATATCCTGCCGTGCAGCGGCTGTCCCATCATTGGAAGCATCGATAAGCATCCGGATGAGGTCCTTTTTCAGGAGTTCCTCCTCCCTGCCCGGGAGGTGAAGAGACCTGATCAGGTCCATCCTCTTATCCTCAATGATTCTCTTGCGAGCAACATATCCTGCCAGCCGATCGATGATAGCCGTCTGCCTGCCATGTAAAAGCTGGCCATACTTTCTTTCAATAGACGTAATCCCTGAATTCAGAGCTGCAAAATCAATCCTGCGCTCATAGACACTTAAGTCCCTGCCGAATCCGGCAGAGCTGAATTGTTGCTGCTGAAAAGCAGAAACTTCCTCTGGAGGGAGTTTGTTGCCTGTTTTTCGGTTACCTTTTCCCTCGCTTTTGTCTGCCCTGTCAGTAGCAGGTGGCTCTGGCTGTTGCTCAGGACCTTTCCCCTGTACAGCAGGAGCGCTACCTGCACTATCAGAGGGAATAATCTCCCCGCCTTTTTCCCATTCCGTCTCTGGAATCTCCGGATAATCAATGGACCGCAGGAAGGTATTCGTTGCTTCCAGTGTGGGCCTGATACTCCTGCTATTCAACGCTTCCAGAAACAGCTTTGCATTCTCCCGTGACTCTTTTCCGTTTTCTCCCCTGAGAACAGCCCTGCTAAAACGCGCTTCCTTATCTCCAAAGTTCCAGCGGATCAGGGGCTGGATGATCTTCCGGTTCAGCTGCCGCAGGTATATATCCTTCGGAAGTTCCAGAGTGGTATACCACGCCTTATACTGTTCTTCTCCCAGCGCATAGGAACCGCCGGTTGTCTCTGATCCACCATAACCGGCAAGATCAGGAACCAGAAGAGCTCTGGCAATCATCATGTTATAGGTCATGATAGCATCGATGAAGGGATTACGGCCGGAGCTTCGTACGGATATCGTTTCGATCTTCGTGTCATCCGGCAACATGATACCGGCCTTCTCCGATATCGTCGGAAGCAGAGATTGCAGCCTGTCTTTCACAGACTTACTTGTTTTCGCGCTGTAGTAGGTGATCAGAGCAGGTGCACCAAAACGTTCCAGGAAGATATTGAGGAACCGGATCAGGATTTTCTTCCCGTACCATGCTCTATATACACCTGCTGTGAGGTCGGATTTACCATACGGGTTGGAGAACTTCGGATTGTTTATCAAATGAAGGAACTTATCCGGCTTAAAGGGGGGTAATATCTTCCCATCACTGTGCTGGATGATATGCCTGACATCCCCGTTGGGGTACTGATGATATTCGATAGAGTGGGGGGCTCTGGTCTTGATGGTCTTCAGGACAATGCGCTCACCCCATCCGGCGATATTCCGGCGTTCAAAGATAGGCTCTGAGAGGGAGTTTCCGTAGTCAAAGTGAGAGAACTGTTCGAGAGCATAAGCCTTGAACGGCTGATCGCATTCTTCGAGAATGACCTCTTTAAAGAACTCTTTCACCTCTTCGGATTCTGACTCAATGGTGAGTTCAGGATTGAGAATGATATATTTTTTTAAGAGGGAGAGAGGAGCAATCTGGTCGTCTTCGAGCATCTCATCATACAGCCTGTATCCACCTGCACGCCTGAACAGCGGATCAGGATTATAGGGTCGCTCCGCCCATCCATCATAATATGAGCTATCAGCGCTTGAAATTTCTTTCAGGAGCTCTCGTTCGACAGATTTAACCTGTTTGCTGGTTTTTCGTTTCGAGAAGATATAGCATCACCGCGGTATAGTAGATTTTGTTAACAGGGACAGAATATCCCTTCAATACACCGCGGCTTAAGCCACTTGCAGGCGTTGCGCCTGCCTTTGCTACCACTTCATGGCCGTTCCCTCAGGCGGGTCGTGTTACCATCAATTTAAGTGTACGAATTTTCAAAATTCGAGTCAAGTAAAATATTTAAAAATCTTCAACTTTTTCACAAACTCCGTCTGCAACAAGGATATCCTCATTGTTGCCTTCCCCTGCTGTTGCCCCGTATTGCCGTACCCCGTAAAGACAGAGCACAAACGCATCTGCTGCATCCGGAGATAATCCGGTCCGCTTCTTATACTCTTTCTTTGACTCAATTTTATACCGTGCCTTCGAGTCATATTCAAAACGGCGGGAGGAAAGCTCAGAAAAGAGCCTGTACTCATCCTGCGTCTGCACCTTCTGAGCACGGATCATATCCCGGGCATTGAAATACATTTCAGTGGGTAGATCAGCATACTTATCATCCCGTAGTGCCGCTTCTGCAAAGTTCACCGGAAAAATACGACAGGGGATACCGCTTCCATCCACCATGTCATTCAGCATATCAGTGACTCCCCCTCCAACTCCGGTATCATCCACAACCACAATATCGTATCCCTCATCCCGGATCAGAGCAAAAGCCCTGCGTGCTGTTTTCACCGTATTCTGTCCCTTCCACTGCAGGAAACAGGTCTTCTTTCCATGCTCTGAACCGTAAAATACCGTTGCATCATCACCGAATCTGGCCACATCGATACCGAGACTCTTTACTGTCTGAATATCCGGCTCAATAAACCGCGACTCTTCCAGCTCAGAGTATCCGATTACAGTATCATCAATGGAAGTCCGGGGAAATAACCCCAGAACACGGGCCTCATACAGGGGAGAACCATAATCCCACTCTGAGGGAGCAGCCATCTTTACTGCCCATGCTACAGTTGATAGACCAGGGAAAGGAGTAGAAAATGTCCGTAATAGAGCCTTTCTCTCATCCGGTTCCATCCGGATAAGTGCCTCCAGCTTCTCACGGGAGGTGATCCCGTTAATCGCAAAGTTCGGACTCTTGAAAATGTCTAAAGATATTCGGGAGTTCTCCGGATTCTGAAACCCTTCATAAAACGAGCCATAGCTTTTAACTGGATTCCCGATCCCCAGAAAGCGAGAATCACCGCCGGTCATGATGGAAGGGATATACGTCCATAGCTCTTCCGAACAACTCGGGGCCTCATCGAACAGAACAAGAATATGGGGAGAATGGAATCCGGTTATCCTCCCGGCGGGGTCACTCTTTTCCATCGATGGAGAAAAACCAAATGCGAACCACTCAGGGCCAAAACTCAACATGGTCTGATTCAACTGACAGCCCAGTTCTTCAAGCGAAGGATACATCAAATGCTTGAGCGCGTTAATCTCTCCCCACAAAACTTTCTGAACCTGAATCCACGAAGGAGCTGTAGTAATAATCTTGCACGGGGTATGCGTCATGATGAACCACCAGACCGCAATTGCAGCGGTGAAGGTTTTTCCCATCCCGTGAGGACTCTTTACCAGAGTGGTCTCATTGTCCCGTATGCTTTCCAGAATCTCCCGTTGTCCGGACCATAATTCAATACCCTTAAAAACATCATCAATGAAAACAGAAGGATCATTCCTCCACTCATCCTGAATCTCAAGATAGATCAGATCATCCTGTTCCTGTTGCAATGACGTTACGCTTCCTTTCCCTTTTCCTGCTTTACTCTTTTTATTATTTGCGACCAGCTCACTTCGACATTAACATCTGTTTCTGATTTCTCAACAGGGACATGGCCGGCAAGCCCCAGAATGTGCTTTGCAGCACTGACCCGCTGAGCCGACGGTTGCTCCGGATCAACAGCAATATCATCCAGAACACGGAAAGCCACGATTGCCCGCTCAGCAAAACGTTCCTTTAGCTCCTTCTGAATTTCAGGGGAAATCTCTTTGATACGTTGTGAAATGTTAGCAATTGTTAGCAATTTGGAAGCACAGGCACGGGCGGAGATACTGGATTTCGGACTGTAACCGGCCTCTCTATACGCCTCTTCCTGAGTCATCCCACGGGCAATCCCCCACGCGAAACGCTCATGCCTGCTGTTTTTAAGAGGCTCGTTCACGCTCTCCTCCTCCAGAACCACAGCGGCTTCTTTACATGGGTTCTCCCTGTCCCACAGTATGGACGCACAGAATACAGCTGACAGCTGCTAAGACTGATATGCTCCGTCTCCTCTCTGACGACCTCCATAGAGCGATTGCAGACGTAATACCCGCAGGTAGCAAGAGCTTTCCCGCGAATCTCTCTATACAGAACGCTGAAAATATGAGGGGTAAGCCGGTCTTTCAGGTTGAGGTGAAACCGATATTGCCCACGAGCAACTGAAGAAAGATGAGAAGCTACCGGAGAGTTGAGTATTGCTTCTCGTAAGAATCGATTATGAGGGACAATTTCAAAATCCCGCAGTTTCTGATCCGCCAGACTTTTAAGGCAGGGTCCCGGGTCTTTGACCTTTCCGGTCAGAAAAACAGTGATAAGTGGCCTTTTATTGATCCAGGTGTTTTCTCTATGTGACAGAAGGAAATTGGTGATATCCAGATACCCCGGATCCCTCAGAAAAGAAGAGAGAAGTCGATGAAAAAGGAGGTCTTTTTCGTCTTCCAGGGAAACTCGATAACGGTACTGATACTCATGAGGTGGCCGGTATTCCCTCACATAAAGTCCCCGCGTTTTCTCCGGCATTCTCTCAAGCTTCAGAAGAACTGCACGAGAAATACACTCTATCTCAGTGCCCTGCATAACACGGGTGCAACAGGTAACATCCTGATTCCCTCGCACATGAAAA